AGTCCGGAGGACGGGACAAGTGCTTCGCACTTGGAACTTGGGTTCTTGCAAAGTGGGACTCGGTCCACTTTGGAGGAAATGTTTATTGAGGAGGGGTCGGCCACTCAACGTCCTTGAGGTTTCCGTCTTCATCGAGATCCGGTGAAGACATACCTGGGAGGTCACGGAGTAGTTGGCGGTACAGTTTCCATTTTTTGAAGGTTTCATCGTTTATGGGGTAATCCCTCATCACGTATTTATCCGTAGAAGGAATCAATGCGTCCCGCTCAGAACGGAGTTTAGTCATGGCCTCAACTTTGCGTTTTTGTACGACTTCTTGGGCGGCAATTTCTTCTGGAGTGGGTTCGATAGCATTCGCTTCCATATAGTGTATATCGATTTTATAATTTGGTGATGATGACACTACCATGACCGCCGTTAACACCGCCAGTATTTGACTGATTAGAACCACTATTGTAGGAACCTCCACCTCCACCGGGTTGATGTTTATCGTTGCCATTACCCCTGGAGTATACACCTGCCCCACCACTGTACCCGCCACCACCACCAGATGCCCAACATCCAGCACCACCACCACCAAAACCACCCACACCTCGAAGATAACTATAAGTCCCGGTCCCCCCCTGACCCCCATTTGTAAAAGAATTACCCCCCGAGTCCGTATTTGCACTGGTAAGACCGTAGCCGAGTTCCGCTCTTTCTCCATCCCCACTAAATCCACCACCTCCAGCACCGTTGTAACTGGAATTAGAGTCGCCCGCATCACCACCTAAACCACCAGTTCCACCATAAGTGTATTTAAGGTCGCTATGGGGTGACGACGCACCCCCCCCGTCTTGTGCATCGCCACCACTATTTTGTGTTCGACCATGACTTACGGTTCCGTAGCCAGTACCGTTGTGACTGCCCGAGTGAGAGCTGTTCCAGGCCGTGCCTGAACTACCACCAGCACCACCAGCGATGACGAGGATCGATGCGGTTGTGTTATAAGGTGATCTGATCACAAAAGATCCTCCAGCCCCTGCGCACCCTGTCGTGTTTCCGCTCCACTCCGTGCTGGTGCCGGCAGCAGGCTCCTGTCCAACCAATATATGAATAACTTCACCGCGGGTCAGTGAGAAGTCCCCTTGTATAGAAGCGCCCTTACCACCGACCGCCGGGTTCGTCTCCGTGGCGCTCGTGACTCTCTCACACGCCCCTGCCGCGGTGATACGGTACGTTCCAGACGTAGGAACAGTCCATTCCTGTATTCCTTGGGTCGTAACGTTTAAATAATTGGTATTATCAGTCCAATCCGTTGTACCGGGTGAATACGCGGTCGTTAACTGGGAGAGTGTTGGACCGTTACGTCCCGTAGCACCAGCATTCGTGAACGTGAACGGGGACGCCATTGTGTAGAGTGCATTAAACCCCACGATATTGATTGCTCTATCTGTGAACAGTCCACTACCAATATCGGTCAATCGGAATGTTACGGGAGTTGTAATATTCAATTGATTCGCCGCAATTTGACCTGATATCACACCGCTTTCTGTAAGTTCGAGAGGTGATGGTAAGGCGTTAACCCCTGTGCTAACAACGGTGAATTTCCTATTGGAACCACCACCACCATCTGTACCTACGAGTGTGTGAGTCGTGGACGCAGTAGTATCGAATTTTAGGGTCGCCCCAGCCGCGGGTGAGGTCCACCCAACCGGAAACGCTATCGCGGCAGTACTGGTCCCGATCAGACCCGAGGTGCTGATAACTTTAAGTTTATAGGGTTGATTTGCGACGGTCGCATTTGAGCTCACCCCGAGTGTCCCCATTTTAAAGGTTACTTGCGTCCCGGCAGCGTTCGGGGCGGTCGCATCGACAACGTTGTATAGGGTTCCATCGGCACCTTCCAGTTGTACCGTCGATCCACTAACAATACCCGTACCGGTAGCCGTGAATACTTGGGTTGATGTGTCAAAGAGCTCGGTCGCCCGGTAGTCGTAGATATAGGCGGCACCGGCGTCGCCGAGGGACGGGCGGTCCTCAGAATCCGCCCCCACGATAACCTTAGCCCCATCCCCACTCATGGAGACGGAGCGCCCGAAGTAGTCATAGTTCTCTGCATCCGATGCCACAATCTTCACACCCGCGTCCCAATTCGAACCATCGTAGGTGAAGACATAGGCGGCACCGGCGTCGCTGGCGGACGGGGGGTCACCTCTCCAAGCCCCCACGATAACCTTAGCCCCATCCCCACTCATGGCAACACTGGTCCCGAAGTAGTCAGTATTCTGTAGGTCAGATCCCTGTAAAATCACCTCTGACCCCCAAGACCCACTACTGTAGGTGTATATGTAGGCTTTACCCCTATTGGAACCACCCGTGTCCTCATGGGTAGCCCCCACGATAACTTTAGTCCCGTCTGAATTCATGGAGACCGACCACCCGAAATAGTCTTGACTCTCCCCATCAGATGCCACAATATTCTCACCCGTACCCCAAGACCCATTACTGTAGGTGAAGATATAGGCGCCACCGGTGCCCCAATTGCTGTTGACTGTGTGATAATCCGCCCCCACAATAACCTTCGTCCCGTCAGAGCTCATAGAGACGCTCGCACCGAACTGGTCACCCGACGCCCCCACAATCTTCACACCCGTGTCCCAATTCGAACCATCGTAGGTGAAGACATAGGCGGCACCCCCGGCCCCCTCACCCTTCGCCCCCACGATAACTTTAGTCCCGTCTGAATTCATGGAGACACTGTGCCCGAACGCGTCGGAGACGAGTCCGTCAGATGCCACAATCTTCACACCCACGTCCCAAGACCCACTACTGTAGGTGAATATATAGGCGGTTCCGGTTGACACGCCACTCACATCCTCGTATGGTGCTCCCACGATAATCTTCGTTCCATCCCCACTCACAGAGACGCTATATCCTAATTCGTCATTGGTCGTTGCACCGTCTCCAAGCTTCGTACCCGTATCCCAATCCGAACCATCGTGGGTGAAGACATAGGCGACGCCTTCTCCTTGGCTCGGGGCGTCCTTCGATCTCGCCCCCACAACAACCCTTGTTCCTGTAGAGTTCATGGCAACACTCCAGCCGAAGAAGTCACTACCCGCCGCCGCGTCAGATGCTACAATCTTTTCACCTGTATTCCATCCAGATGCAATCCCCCCACTAGTAAGTGTGGTTAACGGCGAAAGACCAGTGATCGTTGGTGGTTGGGCGATAGGGGCCCACCCCGCCGCTGCATAGCCTTCCATGAACCCGGTTGTGGAGTTATAGCGGATCATCCCTGTGGCAGCAGCCGGTCTGTCTCCCGTCGTACCATTTGGAACGGTTAGAGCACCTGTTCCACTCACAGTCAAATCAGAAGAAATAAAGGCGTTTCCAACGACATGTAATTTAGATGTCGGTCCACCGACACCCACACCGACACCGAGGCTTCCTGTGGTTGTGTCGATAACCGTATTTGATGAAGCCCCGACGAAGGTCACCTTATCGACGCTTTTGAAATCGAGTGTGCCTTGGGGTGTAGCGATGGGCATCGTATCTACTATTTGGGGAGGTTAAAATTTTTGAGAAAAATTTTGAACGGTTCTTACAAAGTGGGATGCAGTTTGTAAGAAGTTTGATTTGGAAAGAGGGTTTATGGAGTTGGAACGGTGGGCCACTCAACACCCGTCAGGTTTCCGTCGGCGTCTAGATCCGGTGAAGACATACCCGGGAGGTCACGGAGATGTTGGCGGTAACGACCCCATTTTTTACGGAGTTCATCCCTTATGGGGTAATCCGCCATTATGTATTTATCCGTTGAGGGAATCAATGCGTCCCGCTCAGAACGGAGTTTTGTCATAGCCACAACTTTACGATCTTCTATGGCTTTTTGAGCAGCAATTTCTTCTGGGGTCGCTTCGGTAGCAATTACTTCCATATAGTATATACCTGATTTTATAATTGGGTGACGGTGACGGAGCCGTTTCCGGCGTTAGCACCACTCGCTTCATACACGTTGGTACCATTGTTATAGGAACCACCACCACCCGCACAGCTCGCCGACCCACTTCCGCTGCCATTGGAAGCTACACCCCCTCCTCCAGAGTATCCTCCTCCACCACCACTTGACCAACTAGCATCACCACCACAACCAAAACCACCGTCACCTCGACTGTACGACCCATGATGCTGTCCACCAACCGCATAACCCGACGCTTTGAATTTTCGCCCCCCCGAGTTGTTGTTGGTGGAGCCACTACTCCGACTGCTGGCGCCCTGACCGTGAAATCCACCACCTCCTGCACCAGCCCAGTTTTGATTGTCATTCCCACCACCAGATCCGCTAGTCCCCCCCGCGCCAACGGCCGAACCGTCAGTCGCACCATCCCCACCACTGTTCGTGGTCTGTCCGTGGCCCACCCCGTTATTACCATCCCCATCCCCCCCACCACCACCTGCGATAACCAAGATAGACGCGTCCGTGTTATATGGTGTTCGTACTACAAAACTTCCTCCACCCCCTCCCATTCTTGTTCCCCCCGT